CTGTATTATAGATTTCATTAAAATTTCTTTGAATTATTTCAAATGTATTAGTTCTTAATTTTATCAATTGTGGTTCAAGATAATTTTGTTTTACCCTTTTAACTACAATTCTTTTTACCTCACTTGGATATACAGCCAATTCTGGTAAGGTTGATTCTGTAGATATTGGTTCTAAATTACTAGTGACTCTAGCAACAAATGTTCTTCCATTTAAATTACTCATACAACTTTAAACCTAAATGGTTTTGTTATCATTGTTTCACTACCTAAAGTAACCTTTAACTTTAAGTCGTAATGTCTGTTCTTGTATAATGGTGTTGTATCAACTAAGACATATGACGCAACAGTATCACAATCAACGTGCGAGTATTGGTCAAATGGAACAACCGTTGTTCCTGACCCAGCGTCAACAATACTAAATTGTGAACCAGATGGTAGATAATATTTGTTACTGAATCTGGAAGTATTTGTGTATGTTTTAGCAGGATACTTGTCTCTTACTGTAAAGTATAGTTTTGATTTGTCACCTTTTGTGTATTCTGACTTTAAGTTCTTTGGTGCTAACTCAATGTCAAAATTTGATAGTTGTGACAACGAACCAGTTGTAAATGTTTGGTTTAACCAAGCAAGTTCTAGTCGTGGTTCGTGTACTGTGTGTGTTTGTCTTGAGAAGAATCTAATGTTGCCTTCGTTGTTGTCATCTTCCTCCGAACTACCCGTAAAGAATAAAATTAGTCCATAGTTGTCGGTCAGTGATGACCCAGAAATCATTGGAGCAATCAAATCTGTTACATTTATTCTTAGTTCATCATTGGTTAAATCGGTTACGGATTGACTGACCACGATGTCGGTTAGGTAGTCACTTCCACTAGCGTTCCAGTATGACCCACTTGTTTTTGTTCTCCAAGTCACACCATCATCAGAAACGAATGGTGTTTGCATTGTATATCCAGAACCCTCGTTCCAAGAACTTGATACTTGACAGATATACACTAACTCATCTTGACGAAGTTTTTCTGAGTGTGCAACGGTCAAGTTAAGAAAGACCACAGATGTTGTAGGCGCTCCCTGTAAGTCGGTCAAATCAAATTGTATTAACGAACGGACAGCGCCATTAGTGTATTGTCTGTCATTTCTTAACTTACCGACTTCTAGTATCTCATCGTATCCCGTATTTAAGGTATTGAATACTTCATAGATAGTAGCGTCCTTGGTTGGTTCTAAATATACTCTACTCATTGTAGTGCCGTCCCTACGATATCGTTTTGTGGGTAACGTAACTCAAATATACACGGGTCTGCGGATGGGTATATGATGTTGTTACTTCTATTTCCACCATTTACTAAAACATTGTATTGATATGGAGCATAATCGTTGCCATCACGTTGTTGGTATTTGTTTACAATATCAATATTTGCTATTGACTGAACACCTTCAACATCACAGGCTAAAATTGCTACCAAATCATCTATTATAATTGGTTGGTTAATATTCCAATTATCAATATTAAAATATTGAGCTATAGCATCAGAACATCTTGCTAAAACTTCATATGAATTATACCCTTTATAAACCACAATAGTGTAATTTACTCCAATGGAAACTCTAAATGCATCTAGAATATTAATTCTATCGGTCATCATTCTATAACCTTGTAAAAATCTTTTTACATTTATTTTTACATCACTATTCAAACTAGTTAATCTTCTATCACTATCATAACCCAACATATATAAATTTACATTATTATTTACAGGACTGTCATCTACATATATAACATCGTTATCTATACCACCATCTTCACCTTCATTATCTTGATACTTTTCTATATCACTGATGCCGGCATCTTTTATAGCAAATACTTTAGCCACCGCTCCATACTTAGAAGGCATTGACAATATACGTTTTTCATAATCTTGACTTGTTACGACCCTTCCTTGTGCATTTACAAACCCAATAGCAGCTTGTCTTAATTGTTCTGTTGTTGGACTACCAAGGCCGCCAGTTGCAGGTTCTTGATTAATTACTGTAATACTAGAAACCATTGTATTAAACGTGGAGAGGTCTGCAGGACTGAGAGTTCTGGTTTCATTTAGAACATTAATATTATTAACTTTGGTAATTGTTCCAGATGGAACGTTAGAACGAAGTCCATTAGAAATTCTATATCTAATGGTTAACGTTGTGTTTGCTGGAGCTAATCCAAATGAATTACTATTTGTAAAATTAAGAGTATCAAGTGAAACATTGGTCATATTTTGTAGATACTGTTGGTCATATACAGATTTATAGTCTGGGTTTTCATATACATCGTCTAAATCACCCGTTCCTGACCCAAATATTAATTCTATTTTGTTATCTCTATTCAATCTGGTAATAAACCTACGATTTGTTTTAACTCTTTTTATAGTATAAAGGGGTGCTGTCCTAGAATTTAGCACACTAGTTATAGTGTCTTCAAATCTATAATCTTGCGACAAATTATCTACCTCATACCAAACATTACCCTCATCATCTATCACAGATACTATTTCAACTACATTTGAATCTGATATTTCTATATTTAGAAATTTTGTAGGATTGGAGACAGTGTATTCCAAAGTTTTTTCGGTGGCAGAAACAACTGTACATTTCTTTGTAAGAATATATGTGGTAGTTAAATTTGTTGTATTATCTACCGAAAATGGTCTAGAATCTAAATTAGTACTATCAGCAAAGTCACATATATCTTGAGTCAAAAATGTTCCGGCATCAAATTGTGTTGTAGCTCCAAATGTAGACCCAGCGTCAATACGAGGTAAAAATTTAGTATCTAAATTTCCATCGGCATCGGCCGGAACAAGAACAGACAGTTCAACCTTACAAGTGGATGGTGATGTCAATCTTGGTTTAAATCCCAATCCCTGAGCAATTGCAATAATATTTTCTCGTTCTTGTGCATATGCTAATAAACTTTCTCTAAAGGAATAGTCTGTATAGTAAGAAAGGACATCTCCAATATAAGAAGTCATATCAATAAAGATAGACCCCGGAGAAGCATCACTAAAATCTTGATAGGTATCTGGAAAGTAAAACTTAGCAAAATCAACCAAATTTTTCTTAAACTCAGAATAATCCTTGTTTAAATATTTTACCTGTTTTTTATCTACTAAATTAGACGACTTAACAGTTGAAGTTCTATTGATTGCCATTTAATATCCTCAAAATTGTATCAATACTTCATCACTGAAGTTAGGATTTTCAGATAACCTATATTTTACATACATACTAGCTCTATAATTATTTTTATCGTCATCTGTTGGTTGAAAAACAAATTCTTCTAATTCCAAATATGGCATCCACCTTTCTACCGCCTCTCTGACAACACGTTTAGCTTCCATAGAAAAATCATCATTGTTAAAATCAAAAACCAATCTATGAATATCACAACCAAACTCTGGATTGTTGAATCTTTCGCCGGGGATTGTTAAAATTAAATTAATAAAATTACTCTTGACCTGTTCTAATACAGTTTCGGATGTTTGAAAGTATCCTCCTGTTCCTCGTTCAAGTGGTAATGTGAATCCCCTAGCCATTTATTAGATTCCCATTTTTTTCATCAACGCACCGTAATCTTTATTCATTACATCAAATACTTCTTGGTGTTTTTCTGTAATTGGACCACCATTAAATGATTGTGGTAGTGTTGGTGGTTGACCGACTTGGACATTTTGCGTATTAAAATTAAACGAGTCCATGTCCATGCCTAACTTAGATGTAAACATTTCTCTAAGTGATTCTCTTGTCATGTCGGTTGCGGTTGGTGTTCCTGTTCCACCAGTACCTACTTGAACAGATTCGGTTTGTAGTTGTGGTTGTGGTCTATTAGAAGCCATCATTAAATCAAACATTTCGGCTTTGACTTCTTTGATAATCTCTGCCTTTTGGTGTTCAATTTCTTTTCTAACAAACTCTCTGATTAATTTGGATAATTCTTTACTAGTCATAATGTACTCCTATGTTCCTTTATAAATAGTTCAGTCTCTTATTTTAACTAGGTTGCTTTCTATGTCAAATATTTTTAATAACGTACTAGATACTTTGGCAGCAACTGGAGGTGATAGTGGCGCTCCCGGTGATGCGGGAGTAGTTGATAATGTACGTATCATATTCAATATATCTTCTAAAACCACCTTTAACTCTTCATATTTTGCTACTGAGTTATCACCCGATATGGTCCCTAAAAATATTTTACCAACAGCCGGATTTAAATAAATATTATTGCCGGCGTCAGCAATTACATTTCTATTGCTACCAAAAATACTATCTCGTTCTGATGAAAGTATTACATCATTGTCTTTTGAATTTAAAACAATTCTACCACTATTCAAAATTGCTTGATTTTCAGACAGTACAGTTTTATTATTTCCCGTTCCATCATCTATGGTTTGTTTATAATCTGTTATTTCCAATTCTTCTAATGTAAAAAAATTAGAAGAAAAATAAAAATTTATATCTTGTTTTTCTGACATAACAAAACAAGAAGAATCTAAGTTTATATCTTCTACTGTAAGTGCGTATGAGGTGTCAGTTGTTGTGTTTGAATTTTGTTT